CATTCATGGATAGATGTAAGACAATATTAGATAATGAACAAGTTAAATATGATGCTAAACCAGTTGCAGAACTAATAATGAAGTTTGCACCAGATTGGCGTAGAGTATTAAATGAATTACAAAGATATTCTGTTAATGGAAAAATTGATTCAGGAATTGTTTCAAATTTGCAAGATAAAAACTTTGATGATTTATTCTCTCATTTAAAAAATAAAAATTTTAAAAGTATGCGTTCTTGGGTAGTAAACAATATAGATACAGATGCAAGCGCTATTTTTAGAGCTATATACGATAGGATGACAGATAAAGTTGCACCACAATCAATACCACAACTTGTACTTTTACTCGCAGATTATCAATATAAAAATGCATTTGTAGCTGATCACGAACTTAATGTAGTAGCATGTTTAACGGAGGTAATGTCAGATGTCCAGTTCAATTAAATTAACTTTGTATACTCAAGATGATTGTCACTATTGTAAAGTTTTAAAGAAAAAACTTTCAGATTGGAATTATGATTATAGAGAAGTCAATGTGAGTTATGATTTATTCGCTAAAGACTTTTTAAAAAGTGAAGGACACAGAACAGTTCCTCAACTCTATTGGAATGATACACACTTAAATAAATTTCCAACTCTAGATCTTACTAAGAGACATATTGAAAACGAAATCGATTACGAAAATTATGTCGGTGGTGTTGAAAATTGGCAAATATTAAGAACAGCATAAACTCATGATAATAGAAGCATTATCAATAATAGTTTCTATTGGTATACTGTACGTCGTATGCCATAGCTTATATGCACGTTACAAAGAAAAAGAGTGGCGTCGAAATAATCCAGATGAACATGAATGGACAAGAAATCCAGTAAAGAAAGATCCAGGTTTATGAATCCTTTTGAATATTGTAATGCAATAAATTACACTAAGAAAAATATTATGATAGATGATATCACAGAAAAAGCATATTCATCTTACATGGTAAATCGACAGTTATCATACTTTCCAGATACTGTTTTAGCTGCAAATGAAATGAACCGTAATCATCATATTGATAACCGCCTTCAATTTGATTTTTTTATAAATATAATTAGAAAGCGTAAAAGGTTTTCTAAATGGTTCAAACCTGAACAAATTAGTGATTTGGATGTAGTTAAACAGTATTATGGCTATAGTAATGAAAAAGCCCGCCAAGTTTTAACACTCCTATCCACTGATAATATAAACGAATTGAAAAACAAGGTGGCTAAAGGTGGAAGAAAATAATATCGTAGAATGGAACCCAGCAAATATGCTAGAGGTTACACTTAATGAGCCGGACGATTTTCTTAAGATCAAAGAAACACTTACTCGTATAGGTGTGGCATCACGTAAAGATAATAAGTTATATCAATCATGCCATATACTACACAAACAAGGAAGATATTTTATTGTACATTTTAAAGAACTCTTTTTATTAGATGGTAAAAAATCTAATCTTGAAGAGAATGATGTGGGGCGTAGAAACACTATAGCAACACTTATGAGCGATTGGGGATTATTAACAGTAGAAAATAAAGAACAACTACAACCAATAGCACCTTTAAGACAAATTAAAATAATTTCCTTTAAGGATAAAGATCAATGGGAATTGTGTCCGAAATACAATATTGGTAATGGAACAAAACAAAATTAAAGAAGCTTATAGAATGTTCTTTTTTATTAAAGGACATCTTAATTGTAGTCAAAAAACAGCACTTGATTGTTATAATAACTATTTTAAGCGCTGTTGGTACAACCAAGAGATGTGGATACGAGAAGAAGCATTTGAAGAAGCTTATGAAAAAAAATTTAACGTTACTGGTTTAAATTGAAAAAAAAGATACTATATATATTATAGGATGCCGAATGGTTCGGGTCCGTACAACAACCTTGCTTAACAGGAGGATACTATGACTGGAAACTTCGTTTTCCCAAGGAACGCTTTTTTAGGTTTTGATCACATTTTCGATGCATTGCAAGATATACATATGCATGCAAACGATGGTTACCCACCACACAATGTCGTAAGAGAAGAAGATAACAAATATGTTATCGAAATGGCTGTAGCCGGCTTCAAGAAAAAAGACATTGAAATTAAGGTGAAGGAACATATCCTGACCATCGAAGGAAATAGAGATAAACGTAGAGAAGCAGATGCTTACGTACACAAAGGAATTAGTGCACGTAAATTTGCTAAGTCATTCAGACTGTCGGAATATACCGAAGTAACTGGTGCAGATCTAACGGATGGAATACTAACTGTCAATTTAGAAGTGGTTCTACCAAAAGAAAAGCAGCCTCGTACAATTAACATAACATAATTTAACGAGGAAATCAATGACAACTTTAACAGCAACTTATGCATATACATGCAAAGTATGCGACGCAGTAGCGTCTTTCTTTAAAAAAACACTTAAAAGAATTCAATTTGGCTTGCAAATGTCAGCTAATAAACGTGTTGCACACGAATTGTGTTCTTTAGGTTTTCATCAAAATAAAGAATTTAAACAAATTCTTCAAGAGATGAATAATAAAGCCATAGAAGAATATTACGGTAAAAAGTAATGTGGCCTTATACTGACGAGGAAAACGACTACTTATCACATTAAAAAAAGAGGCGGGGTTTACCCGCCTTTTTTATTATAAATAGTAATTTAAAGGAGGCATGGTATGAATATAGATCAATTAAGAAAAGAACTTGAAGTTGATGAAGGAGTGAAATATGAAATATATAATGATCATCTTGGGTATCCTACTTTTGGGATTGGCCATCTGGTTATCGATACTGATCCAGAATATGGAGAAGAGGTTGGAACACCTGTCTCAGAAGATAGAGTTGCAGAAGCATTTGATAACGACGTTGAAACAGTCATCGACGACTGCAAAAAATTATACCCCGACTTTGATGAACTCCCAGAAGAATGCCAATTAATCATTGCGAACATGATGTTTAATATGGGTAGACCAAGGCTTAGTAAGTTCAAAGGTATGAAAGCTGGTGTAGATTCTCGAGATTGGAATAAAGCTGCAGATGAAATGATTGATTCTGCATGGTATAGACAAGTTCCAAATAGAGCTGGTAGATTAGTTAAAAGAATGAGAGCACTAGCCTAATGACAGACGATTTAGATTTTGATTTTGGTTTTACTGCTGTAGATGAGAACGAACTTGAAGCTGTTCAAAAGGCAGCAACACAGGCGGAAACTCTTGGAGCATCTGCGCTTAACACTCAAGAGAAAATAGATAAATTGTACAATGCAATCATTCCATTATTAACAAATTTAAAAAAGAATCCAGAGAAAGAATATATTCTCTGGCCAAACCGATTAGAAAAAGTAGAACAATTCGAGGATCATATTCAAAAAATTTATCGAAATTAATCCTTTACTTTTCTAGAAAATTGTGGTATAATAACTATAATGAAAAATTTTAAAACATTTTTACTTGAAGCTGAAGGAAAAGGATTAACAATCTTCGATATTGACGAAACTATGTTCATCACTAAAGCTCAAGTAAAAGTTGTTAAAGATGGAAAAGTCGTTAAAAAACTGAATAACCAAGAATTTAATACATATAAGAAAAAACCTGGTGAAGAATATGACTTCGGCGAATTTAAAAACGCCGAAGTATTTAACAGGACGTCAACACCAATCGCTAGAATGATTAATAAAGTTAAAGCGATTTTAAAAAACGCAACAAGAAAAGGTTCAAAGGTTATCATTGTAACTGCAAGACCTAACTTTGATAATAAAAAATTATTTCTAGATACATTTAGAAAACAAGGAATTGACATAGATAAAATCTATGTTGAAAGAGCTGGAAATCTTGGTGCAGGTCCAGCTGCAAAAAATAAAGAAATTATTTTTAAAAAGTACTTAGATCAAAAAATATACAAACGTATAAGATTATTTGATGATGCTATGTCGAACTTAAAGGTATTTTTATCATTACAAAAAGATTATCCGGATGTAAGTTTTGAAGCACTATTAGCAAAACCGAATGGCTCAGTATCAAGAGTAAGATGATAAACATAACGGAAAAAGCAAAAGACTATTTAACAGAAATGGTGTGGGCTAAAGATAAAAAGTATGCATTTCTTTCTGTTAATGGTGGTGGCTGTTCTGGATTTCAATATAAATGGGATATGTTAGATAATCCAGTAGATGGCCATTTAGTAGAAGATATCTTGTACATAGATAGAATCGCAGAAATGTTTGTCATTGGTTGTACAGTAGATTATGTTACAGAGTTTGGAGGATCTTATCTTAAGGTCATTAATCCTAACGCAGTTGCTTCTTGTGGTTGCGGAGAATCATTTTCAATCTAATTAACATGTTAATAACAAAGTTGTGTACTTTTCCTCAAAAGTAGTGTATAATAATACTTAATAATTGAGGAGTAACATATGACTACATTAAAACAACACTACATTAATTTTCAATCACAACCAACAATTCCAAATAAAATTCTTTATTTACAACAAAACCAAAAAGAATTATCACAATATAATATTAACATTCCAAACTTAATATCACACTGGAATAAACAAAAAGAATCATAATGGCATTTTACACAAACTTATATCGATACAAAAATAATATCTTCTATCGTGGTTATTCAAATAACGGCGATAGAGTTATTAAAAAAGAACAGTATAAGCCAAGATTTTATGTTACATCAAATACTAAAACAAATTTTAAAAGCTTAGATGGACAATATGTTGGACCTGTAGAGTTTAATAGTATGTACGAAGCTGGTCAATGGTTTAAAGATAATGTTGAAGTGTCAGGCAGAAGTATATACGGTAATAAAAGATTTATTACACAATACGCGATGGATAAATTTCCACAAGATATTCAATTTGATCGTAATATGATTAATGTTGGTACATTCGATATTGAAACAGATTATGATGATGGCTTTCCATATCCAGACCAAGCTGCTCATACTATATTATCAATATCATATAAGTCAAGTAAATTTTCAACATATCATGTGTGGGGTTATGGCGATTTTAAAACCGAAGACTCTCTTATAAAAGATGTTAAGTATGTTCAATGTAACAGTGAAGAAGAACTTCTTACTAAGTTTATAGAATTTTGGTCTCACCCAGATATTACACCTGATGTTATAACTGGTTGGAATACAAGATTTTTTGATATACCATATATTATTAATCGAGTTGCTAAAGTCTTAGGAATTGAATGGCTATCAAAGTTTTCTCCTTATGGGTTACAAATCCCGCCACCAAGAATGATACCGAGCCGTGGCAAAGAGAATATGGTTTATGAGATTCCTGGAATACAAACACTCGATTACATGGAATTATTTCAAAAGTTTGGTTATACATATGGTCCACAAGAATCATACGCATTGAATCATATTGCTTATGTTGTACTTGGTGAAAAGAAACTTTCATATGAAGAATCAGGCTCACTTAAAAATCTTTATAAAGATGATTATCAAAAATACATCGATTATAATATGAAAGATGTTCAGCTAGTTGACAGACTTGAAGAAAAGCTTGGACTGATTACTTTGGCTATTACTATGGCTTATAAAGGTGGTGTTAATTATCAAGATACATTTGGTGTTACAGCAATATGGGAATCGATTATTTGTAGAAAATTAAATCAACATAACATTATAACTCCTCTTACTCAACAATTCGATGATTATCAAATTCAAGATGGTAAATCTCATATTGCTGGTGGTTATGTAAAAGATCCGATCCCTAAAAAATATCAATGGGTAGTATCATTTGATTTAAATTCTCTATATCCTAATATTATTGTTCAAAACAATATGTCACCAGAAACAATAGTAGATCATATCGATGATCCTAATAAGTATGTTAGAGCTGCTAATGAAACATATTATCGTAAAGACTTTCAAGGTGTTCTTCCACAAATTATTGAAGAATATTATGATGAACGTGTATCAGTAAAGAAGATGATGTTAGCTGCTAAATCTCAAATGCAAAAAGGTTATACAGTTCAACTTGATAGAGAAATAAACACTCTTGAAAATCGTCAAATGGCTATTAAAATTCTACTTAATAGTTTGTATGGTGCACTTGCTAACAAACACTTTTTATATTTCAGACCAGCACTTGCTGAAGGTGTAACTCTTACTGGTCAAAAAGCAATTAAGTGGGCTGAACAA